GCCACCAGAGATACAAGGCGAAAAATTAAAAGTTGAATATGTATCACCTGTAGCAAGAGCACAAAGGTCACAACAAATATTTAACTTTGCTCGTTTTATGGAACAAATAATGCCGTTAGCAAATATCAGACCTGAAATATTTGATAACTTAGATGCTGACGGTGCATTTAAGTGGGCTCATGGTACACTAGACGCTCCAATGGAAACATTAATGGCAGAAGAAGGCGTAGCACAAATGAGACAACAACGACAAGAACAACAAGAAGCAGCTATGCAAGCTGAACAAGCACAACAACTTGCAGGTGCTGCTAAAGACGCCAGTGCG